CGTTATGAGATGAATGGTAAGAAGATTTATGCCAAACAGATCCTTGCTAATCCAGAGGAATATTTCACTGAAGAAATTATGAACAAACTTGACGCCATCGCAAAACAACAATTCTCTTATGGATGAACTGAATGATTTTATTCATGTGTATGAAAATGCTTTAGAAGCAAATATTTGTGATTTTTTGATTTCTCTTTTTGATCAAGTTCCAGATAAGCATGAACGTTATAATAATGAAGGGAAACCAAATTTTACTCAATTTAATCTAACTGAAAACAGAGATATAACCTCAGAAGTCAATCAAGTTCATAATCACATCATTCGAAAAATATTTGAATATCGTGATAAGTATTATGAATTTATTGACCCAAGAGTTTTTCCAGAAGAACATGCACTTGAACAATTTAGAATAAAGAAGTACAATCCTGGGGGAGAAGATCGTTTCGATACTCATGTAGATGTTATTGAATATTCATCATCAAGAAGATTTTTATCTTTTATGTGGTATTTAAACGATGTTGATTCTGGTGGAGAAACTGTCTTCAAGGATTTAATAATTCGACCAAAAAAAGGAACATTAGTGATGTTTCCACCACTTTGGATGTTTCCTCATAAAGGTAATCCTCCTATCGGAAATCCAAAGTATATTATGAGTGCCTATTTACATTATAAGTAATGGAAAAAATTGAAACAACTATTCTCAGAAACCTAGTATTTAATGAAGACTACTCGCGTAAGGTCATACCTTTCATACAACCAGATTATTTTGAGCAAAAATCCGAAAAGGTCATTTTTGAGGAAATTGTCCAGTTTATTGTTAAGTATGGTTCGGCAATCACAATCGAAGCACTCGGAATCGAAGTCGAGAACCGAACTGATTTAACAGAAGATCAAATCAAAGAGATCAGNGAGATCAACAAGAGTTTAAATGATGCTCCTGTCGATAAGACTTGGTTGATAGATACTACTGAGAAGTGGTGTCGTGATCGTGCCATTTATCTGGCACTTATGGAATCCATTCACATTGCCGATGGAAATAATGAAAAAAAGAATCGTGATGCTATTCCCAGTATTCTTTCTGATGCTCTTGCTGTCAGTTTTGACAATAATATTGGACACGATTACTTAAATAACTATGAAGANCGATATGAGTACTATCACAGAAAGGAGGATAAAATTNAATTTGATCTTGAATACTTTAANAAAATCACAAAAGGTGGTCTCCCTAANAAAACTCTCAATATCGCACTTGCTGGTACGGGTGTCGGGAAATCTCTATTCATGTGCCATGTGGCTAGCTCCGTCTTGCTCCAAGGACGGAATGTTCTGTACATTACGCTTGAAATGGCAGAAGAGAAAATTGCTGAACGAATTGATGCAAACCTTCTGAATGTAAATATTCAGGAGTTNTCAGATCTTCCTCGTTCTACTTTTGAAACTAAGGTTACAAATCTTGCAAAGAAAACTCAAGGAACTTTGATCATCAAAGAATATCCTACTGCTTCTGCTCATAGTGGACACTTTAAGGCATTACTTAATGAACTTGCACTTAAGAAGTCATTCCGACCTGATATTATTTTTATTGATTACCTTAATATTTGTGCTTCCTCTAGGCACAAGGCAAACAGTTCTATCAATTCTTATTCNTATATCAAATCAATTGCNGAAGAACTTAGAGGACTCGCCGTTGAGTTTAATGTCCCAATTGTCTCCGCTACTCAGACCACTCGTAGTGGTTTTGGTAACTCTGATGTTGAACTTACTGATACTTCTGAATCCTTTGGTCTTCCTGCTACTGCTGATCTTATGTTTGCCCTTATTAGCACCGAAGATCTAGAAGGTTTGGGGCAAATTATGGTGAAACAACTTAAGAACCGATATAATGATCCAACCATTTACAAGCGTTTTGTGATTGGCATTGATCGTGCTAAAATGCGTCTCTATGACTGTGAACAATCTGCACAAAAAGACATAGTTGACACTGGACAAGAAGAGGAGTATAATGATAGTGAAGAAAAAAAACTAAAAAAATCATTTGAGGGGTTTAAATTTTAATGGAAACTGCTAGACACGTTAATTTTAATAAATATGCTGAGTTTGTAGATGTAGTCACAAGTGACGCATCTAAAGATTTTCTTGCTCTTTCTGATCGTTTGGTTCAACTGGATGAGAAAGGTGCTAATATTGAACGTCTTCTTACCGCAGGTGTTGGTATCAATGCCGAAGGTGGGGAATTCCTTGAGATCATTAAAAAAATGGTTTTTCAGGGGAAACCTTATAATGAAGACAACCGTGAGCACTTGATCATTGAACTGGGTGACATTATGTGGTATGTTGCTCAAGCTTGTATTGCACTTAATGTAACTCTTGATGATGTCGTTGCTCGTAACGTACAAAAACTTCTCAAGCGTTATCCTGAAGGTGCTTTTGATGTTTATTTTTCAGAAAACCGTGCTGCTGACGATAGATAATAAATATTTCAAAAAATGTCCTTGATTGGAAAAAGAAANGGAAGACCAACTACAAGAATTCAATTTGATTNANTTCTTAAAAGTTTTAAGATCTTCCTTAAAAGAGAACTTCAACTTACTTATGATATTCCAGTTATTCTTGTGGATGATGCAGACTTCGCAAAAACAATTAAAGCATTTGGTCAAATATCAAACAAAAATGCAATTCATCTAAGCGTTGTTAATCGTCATCCCATGGATATCTTAAGAACGCTTGCTCATGAGTTTGTTCATTATAAACAACATACGGAANNAAGTATTCATCATANAAGTTCTCATGCCGGAAGTCCATTAGAGAATCAAGCAAATGCAAAAGCAGGTGAAATCATGAGAAAATATGGTTCCCTGCACCCAGAACTATTTGATCTTATGCCTATAAGATGACCGCAGTTTTCATTAATGAATAAATATATTATACAGATCTTATTAGATTTATAATATATTAAAGAATGAAAACATTTCTCCAGTTTATAACTGAAGCAACCTCAGCATCAGTTCAAGCAAAAAGACTTGGACTTGTTGGTGATGGCCATGGTGGATGGTATAATAGAGCCACTGGCGAGTTTGAAGCAAAAACTGTCAGTGGACAATTAAAGTATTTTAATAAAAGGCAAATTATTGGTGGAAAAGATCCATCTCAATCTGAATTTGAAAAAAATATCCCATTGGGATCTTCTTATCCTACTCAACAAACACCTCAGATTCCACCAGAACAGCAGGCAGTTCAACAAGAACCTGTTTCTCAAGAAGAACCAATTATAACTCCTCCAGCAGTTTCAAAAACTAAAGGAACTCTGACAATTGCTTTTGGTCGTTTCAATCCTCCAACCGTGGGGCATCAGCAATTGATAGATACTGCTGCAATGATTGCAATGGAAGAAGATGGGGATTATATTGTTGTACCATCTAGAAGTTATGATGCAAAAAAGAATCCATTAGATCCTGATACTAAAATATCATTTATGAGAAAGATTTTTCCAGACCATAGTGAAAGAATTGTAAATGATGCAAATTTTATATCAATCTTTGATGTTTTGAAAAAGGTTCATAATGATGGTTATACTAATGTAAGGATTGTATGTGGATCTGATAGATCAAAAGAATTTGAAAAATTGGCAAATAATTATAATGGGCAACTATATCAGTTTGATGTAATTGAAGTATTGCCTTTGGAAAATGAGGATCCAGATACTAAAAATGTAGAAGGATTATCTTCATCTAGACTTAGACTTGCTGCTGCTGAAGGTGATTTTATGACATTTCGTTCTGGACTTCCTCCTAAAATTAAAAATAAAGATGCGTTGCAACTTTTTGATTTGGTTCGTCAGGGAATGGGAATTTTGGAAATGCAACAAGAAGGATATAATATTTGGGAAATCGCTCCAGAATATGATTTACAATCTTTAAGAGAAAATTATATTGATGGAAATATTTTTAAACTTGGAACTTTTGTAGAAAATTTAAATACTGGAATGATAGGTAAGATAACTCGTAGAGGAACAAATTATTTAATTTGTGTATCTGAAGGTGGTATGATGTTTAAATCCTGGATCAAAGATGTTAAGGAATCATACTCTGAAAAGTATATGTCCAAATTGATGAGACTTCCTGGAAAACCTTATAGTGTAAATATGATAAATAAAAATAGGAAAAAGTAAAACGTTAAATTCTTCATATGAAAAAACATATTGCTGAAGATCTTCCTACAAGAAGTCATCCCCAGGCACAATTATCTTCCCAAAATAAGAAACCAGAAAGNAGAGATTCTGGTAAAGATTCTGGTAGAGATGATGATAGGGGGGGAGAAAAAACGCCAGAACAAAAAATTAGACAAGCAGTATATGACATTCGTTATCGTGCAAGAAGAGAAAATATTCCATTGAGATCTGCATACTCTCAGTTTATGCAAAATAGTTCAATGGGTGAAGCAGAAAAATCAGAAGTAAGAAAAAAACTTTTTGGTGGATCTGGGGGAATGCAAGCAGAAGATTTTGGTATGGATATAAAAGAATCTGCATCCAGTTCAATGGCAAAAGCACTTTATAAAGTATTTGTAGAAAAGAAAAATGAAGTCGTTGATATTGATGAAATTAAGATTAGATTAGAGGAAGAAGCAAATCAAACCTCAGAATCTAAAAAGTATAAGGTAAGAGTTACTGATAGAGAAAGTGGTGTTACCTATGTTAGGTATGCAACTCGTGAAAAAATTAGTCAACTTAGAGCACGAGGACTAGAGGTTGAAATGACTGAATATGGGGATCCATATGAAGGTGAAAGAACTAAAGGTGAAAAAACTGCCGAAGTTCTTGGTAAAAGAGCAAAGAAAGATTATGATGGTGATGGTAAAGTTGAAAATGGTGCAAAGGAACATGCTGGAGCAGTTCATAATGCAATTCAACGTAGAANAGGTGGAAAACCTGACGGAAAAGATACTTCAAGTGTAAAGGAAGAATTTATTGGTGAAGTATCAAAAATGTCAAATTTANCTCAAACTGATGCTTCAGAATATTTGAATCAAGATTCAAATAATGTTCAANTAGATATTTTACCTGCGAATAAAAAAAATAAAATTACAGTAAATCCAAACAATACTGTGTTGGCACATACTGAATTNAGTGGTGAAGTAATTTCTGAAACTGGATATTCTAAGTTTCTTGGAATGCTTCAGGAAAAAAAGATGACAAAAGCAGCAAAAACAAAAGAAAAAAAACTAAAGNNAAANTATGATCCTTCTGGCATGAAAGCATCAATGCAAGACCAATATGGTANAGAAANGGGAAAAAAAGTTTATTTTGCTTCAATTCGTAAGCAAGCAATGAAAGAAGAATCTGAATGTGGTAGTGAAAATAATAAAAAGGAAATTGATAAAAGATCACTTCCAACAACCAAAAGTTTGATTGCTAGTAAATTGCAATCAATGGGAGTAAAAAATCCTATTGTGATGGCAGCATCTTATGAACCAGAAGGCGAAGTAATTGATGAGAGAACAAGACAAAGGAAGGAAGAAGGTAAACCAAGACGTAAACCAGATCCAGCTTTGATGATTGTAAGAGGTCAAAATGAAACAGGATTTATGACTAGAAGTGGTGGGACTGTTGCTCAGCATAAAGAAAGAAGAGGAGTAAAAAAAGATCGTACAGGTCCTGTAGAACCTCAAAGACCAGCAGTGACTCCGGCAGATAAAGTTAAAGAAAGAAGAAGAAGATCACAAGCAGCAGCAAATGACGACATGATGCACTCAAGATTTGATTGATTCCTAAATAGTANAGGATACTCTTTNACACGGAGATTATTATGACTACCGCATTCTTACTAGCAACTATTGGTAATGGATTAAGTGCAGCAAATGTTCAACTTATTCTTGGTATTCTTTTGGCAATTTCTGAGGTTCTTGGAGCAGATTCNAGAGTTAAGGCAAATGGAATTGTTTCCTTTGTTATTATTCAGGTACAAAAATACTTGAAGTCCAAAAGTGCTGGATGATAATATTACTTTAAATAAACAGGGAGACCAAACTTAAGGTCTCCTTTTTTTATAAATATCAATATAAAAGAATTAAGGGTAAGACACATGTCTCTTTGGGGTAATAAAGATTTAGTTTATTCTGATGGCACTATTGCTGTCAATCTTGGCACCAAGACAGTAACCGGTACTGTTGGTGTTGTTACATTTACAACTTCAGGCATTAGTACTAGTGATGTGATTACGGTTGGTGCTGGAGCAACTTATGGTTATGCAGTAATAACTGGATTTACTTCCACAACAATTTCAATTGCTTCTACCGAAGGTTTTGTTTCAGGTCTTACAACTGTTCCTGCCGGAACTTCATACTTTGTTTCCGAAGAACCACTCTATGCCGTTGTAGATTCGGTTTATAGAGCACCACAGTCCAAGACTGATGGATATTCAACAAGTCCAGTATTCACTACTGTTGTCGGCGTAAGTACAGCAGAAGTAAGTGTTGCAAATGCTGCAACTGGAGATGCTCGTAAGTATGCTCCCACTCACGCTGGTTGGGTTGGTGTTACTACATATATTGATAGTCACGGAAACTTCAGAGTTAAAACCGAAACATTAGTTGCTGGTAGTAGTATTACTGGCGATGCTGATGACGATACTAGATATCCAGATAGCTGATAATAGCATATGAAATTTGATGAGTTGAACGAAGATAATTACTTATTATTTGCCATAAAATTCTATAATAATCCTCAAGCTTTAACAAAAGAAGATTTTGAGGATGATTTGAAGAGAATTAAATATATTAAAAGACTTTTAAAAAAATATAAAAATACTGGAATTTTAAAGACTCATTTAATATTAAATCATCTTATCGTTCTTTTTAATGTTTTTAATGATGCTTCGGTTCCATTGCTTTTTTATAATTTAGATAGAGAACTTTGGCCTTTTATAAAAAGTTTTCTTTTATTTTTAAATCGTCTTCCCGAATATCCCAAAACTCAGATACACGAAATTATTGAAGATTCTGAGTGTCTGTCCCAATTGCAGAAAATCTAATGGATATAAACAAGATTATTGATATTATTCATACTCTCAAAGAAGAAGGTGAGGGTGGCGGTGCTCCCACTAATAGTCTTGTTGGTGGAAAGATTGCGGGTACAGCAGAAGCGGGTGATAGTCCTCCAGTAGATTTGAGAAAAGGAAAAAGAAGGAATTGGAATCCATTCTTCAAAAATCTTGCCAGAATGCAAAGAAGAAAATCCAAATAAATAATAATATAATTACTACTTGATTTTTTTGTTTTGTAGAACCCAATATCCACCAACAAAAAAATGTTTAACAAATCATCTAACGAAACAAAAAT